ACCGACAGGTCCATGCCCTGAAGCTCCGGAGGAGCAGGCGGCAGAGCGTTGGCCTTGACTAGATACGCAAACGTGCGGTCGATCAGCGGCTCCAGCAGTTCGTTGTGCAGCCGTTCGATGACCGGGCCGATCATCAGCAGCTTTTCTTCGTGACGCTCAACGATCTCCGTTGCCGTCATGCGGCTGATCGGCTGCGTTGCCAGCATCAGGAACAGGTCGGCGTAGAACGCAGACTTGATCCGTTCCCTGGTCTCCTCCATGTCCGGCAAGAGATGGCTCAGGTTGAGCTGCACCTCAAACGCAGACCGGATGCCCATGTTCGGTCCAGAGACATCGACGTAGTTGATGCCGCCGGGCAACGTGTCCACGTCCCGGTTCTTCATCGACACCGGAACCTGAAGCGGTGGCTTGGTCTGGTAGTCGATGCACTGTGCCTTGCGAAGCTGCTGATGCTGCAACTGCTTCACGGCACCGAGCGCCTCCATGCCAGGGCTGTGCCCGTAGATGTCGCCGCCAGCGGTCGACCAGCGCGGAACGAGCACCGGGAACTCCTCAAACCCGGACTCCCGCAGATACTTCTCCGGGTCAGCGCCGGTTTCGAAGTAGCAGGACCGCCAAGCCATGTTCAGCGCGTCCCGCTTGCTCGGATCGCGGTCAGAACGCGGCTCAATCGAATGGATGATCGTGACCCAGTTGTCTAGGTTGCCGCGATCCCACTGCGTCTGCACCGACTTGGAGCAGTTCTTGTATCCAAACTCACGGACAAGCTCGGCGACCGTCTTCTCAAACTCCCGGTAGAAGGTCGTGACCTTGCCCTGGTAGTCCGTCGCAACGCAGAACTCGCCGACCGTGACCGGGTAGTGGTGAATGACGCGGTTGTAATCCGGCAGCACGACGCTGGCAGCAGTGCCGAAGGCACCTAGCTCCTCATACATCGTGTGCAGCACCCGGTAGGTGTTCGACCTCTGGAACACCGTCTGCATGATCCGGGCACAGTCATCCAACCAGATGCGGACCGGCTGATACCGGTTCAACGCATGGTCGGGCGTCTGGAGACGGAACCAAGGCCGAGCAGGGCTAGTAGCCCCGGCCATCAGGCCAGCGCCGAGAACACGCAGACTCCGAGTGCCCGTGGAGTCGTAGATGTTGTTGTAGCGCCGATGGCCCTTGTTCCGGTCCTGCGTGAAGTAGCGACCGTTGTAGGGCAGCAGGTAGGTCGTGATCTCCTGCCAGTGAGCCCAGAACGACGCACGCTCAGACCGGAGCTGGCCCCAGCGAGTGAAGAGCTTGTCGCGCTTTGGCGACTTGGGGTGCGATCCGTCGCCGCCGGTGTAGTTCATCACTGACCGAGAAGGTTGGTGCGGCCAAGGGCAGGAGCACTAGAAGTGCCACCCGGACCTGTAAGCATCGTAGAAGCCGGGCCGGTGGTCGAAGCCTCCTGAGCCGTGGCAAGCAGCGCGGCTACGTTTGGACGCTTCGCGTTCGCCTTACGCTGCGCCTGACGGCTCTGCTCCATCTGAGACATCGTCTGAGCCTCAGCTTGGGCCATGGCTTCGCGCTGGAGGCCAGCAGAGCGCTTGGCGGCTTTTGCCTGCTGCTGGCCGGAGTAAACGCTAGATCCAAGAGCGGCAATGGCGGCAATGCTTGCGGTGACAGCCATCAGACTAGCCTCTTATGGTAGATGATGTCTTGAACGCCGTAGCCGGGTCGCTGGCAGATGGCGCTCAAAGTGGAGTTGGGCTTGGCGTGCCAGAGCATCAGGGCACAACCGCGTCGGCGAGCTTCGTCTTCCGTTTCACGCATCAGCCGCAAACCAAGCCTGGAGTTCCTGTAGCCCTTGGCTACGAACAACAAGTCGTTCGTCGTGCAGTATAACGCAGAATAGTGAAGGTTGGGTGCAATAAAGTTCACCGAATACGCAGCAACAGAACCGCCGTCAACCCCCCCAAGGATAAATAATCCACCTTTTTCTTCTGCTTGGTAGTAAGCATCAAAAAGCGGGTTGACCTCCATGATGTCCGGCATCGTCGCGATCTCGTCCCTGTGCTGGACGAAAAGCTCCTGAGCCGCATCCTTAAGCTCATCTACAGTGAGCAACCTAATATCCACACTCACTTGTTCTTCAGCTCCTGAGCAAGTGCATCTAGCGGGTCATAGTCAGCCGCCCTGTTGGGCTTGACCTTGATCCCAAGCCGGTCGTAGGGCTCTACGCTCGCAACCGGGTGGGCAAACGTCAGAGCCAAAGCATCCGCGATGTCCGGACTGGCTCCACCGGCAAGCCGCTTCTTGATCTCTGACTTCGGCTCCAAGGCAACCCGGCCCTGGGCGTCATACCAGTAGATCGGAGTCGCAAGCTCGGTCTTCAGGTCCCGGTGGTCCGAGATGGCACCGCCAGAGCGAATCCACTCCCGAACCTGCCACCACATCTCCGACCGACGGTTCACGAACCGCTGCGGGTTGATGGCTCGGCCACCAAATGGCACCTCAACTACGTCCTTGCCGAGCTGCCTGATCCGGTCAATCACACCAGCGCCGCCACCAGAGTCGATGAACACCGAATGCGGTCGCCATTCTTCGATCTGGGCAACGACCCGGGCCGCAAACTCCATGTTGTCCAGGCCATGGAAGACAAGCGGGTCGAACATCTGCATCCCCTGACGACGGACGATAACAGACCTGTCATCTCCAAAACGCGCAGGGTCAACCCCAAGGACGAACGGCTGATGGCTGAATTCGCCAACCGGATACGTCCGCTTCGACGCCAGCTCCGTGTCCGCCAAGGTCATCAACTGGTCGTCGCCAGCTACCGAGAAGTCACACAGATACTCCCGAGCAAACGATGACTCCGGCATGTCGCCGCGCAGACGGTTCACCTCATCAGGGTCGATCGCCTGCGTGTCGTAAACCGTATAACGCTTTGCTCGCCAGACACCGGTCTGATCCTTCTCGGCCTTAAAGAACAACTCCGAGAACAGGTTGATCCCGGACGGAGTCCCGATGAACAAGGCCCAGCCCTTACGGTCGGACAACGCAGGCTGGATGATGTCTTCCCAGACCTCTGGCCGGATCTGCGCGACTTCGTCGATCACAGCCCCGTCCAACCGCACACCACGCATCGCGTCCGGGTTGTCAGCACCGAAGATCCGCAAGACCGCCTGATTGTGCGAGAACTTGACACTTAGGTCGGACTCGGACACCTCACAGGCACCAGAGATCAGCAGCGGATACAGCCTCTGCTTCAGCCGAGCCCAGGCAATCACCTTGGCCTGCTTCAGGAACGGAGCCAAGTAGACAAACATCGACAGCTCCTTCGTCGTCCGAAGGGCTTCGTCGATCAGCTCCATCAACGCCAACTCGGTCTTGCCAGCCCGACGATGCAGAGCCAGAACCGTGAACCGGGCCTTGACCGAATGACACTCCTGCTGCCAGTCGCGGGGCGTGTAGTCCAGGGAGACAGCCTTAGCTTTCTTCTTCGCCATCGGAATCAAGCGCCTCCAGCGGCTCGGACCTCTCTACGACGTCAAATTCGGCCTCTACGGCCTCCAAGGACGGCAGGGCTCTCCGGGGCTCCTCGTCCTCTGCAACGGCCTCAGCGGCCTTCCTGGGCACTCCTGTGAGCACCTGAAGGCTCATGTCGCCGTCGTGCTTATGCTGATACTTGATACTGAACCGGGCAGGGTCCCAGATCGCCAAGATCCGAAGCCGGGTCTCCACACGCGCCCGCATCCACTGGACGTAAGCAGCATCGCGGCCACGGTTGCCTGACATCTCCGGCATCTGGTCGATGATCGTCAGGCACTCCTCGGCGATCGCGTCCATGCCCTCCTCACGGGCAGACTTGACCTTCTCGGCAACCTCAGGCTCCGCCTTCAGCCAACGCCAGAGGGTCGTGTAGCCAACCCCGTGGCACTTCGCAAAAGAGCTGAGGGTCTTGCCGTTGCCAACCCACTCGATCAGCTCCTCAACCACCTCCTCCGGCAACTTGCCGCCAGGAGGACGGACCCAGATCTGCTTGCGGGACTCAGAGTCAAGTTTGCCCCGGTCCTTCCATGGAATCGTCGGTCTAGTGTCCATCAGTCTCCAACATCATCAGAATGCGCTCCAAGTAAACAGCTAAATCCAATGCCTCCTCCTTAGCCGACTGGACCCAAGCGCGTAAGTCCATGTCGTCACGCATCATGGTGACGCCATACTTGAAATAACCGACTTTGGCACGATGCGAAAGCTCGGCACGGATTCGTTCGACAACGGGACAGGGGGGAGTGGGCATGGGGTAAGAATACCAAGAAAGAAGTTCCAAAATACGGAACCAGAGAGTGGGGGGGTATTGGGGGGTCGCGGCTCGCCGTTGGGGGGGGGCCACCCCCTGCGCGGGGCGGGCGATTACGGCCAAACCGGATCCGATTACGGCGGATCGGATGGCACCGGACAACGCTTGGACATGTCGGGATTGCCCGACCCTTCCCCCGTCGGACGGCCGTCGCCCAGCCCAGCCCAGGACGCCCAGCTCGGACGGCGTGACGATGCCCAGCCCAGGACGCTAGGCCAGCTCAGCTCGGCTCGGCTCGGACGGATGGCGATCGGCCACGGGCCACGGGCTCGGATGCCACGGGCCACGGATCGGATCGGGCCACGGGTTCCCGGGGTCGGTTTGCTCCCCGGGAGCGCGGATGCCGCGGCCACGCTCGAACCCGGGAGCTGGCAGCTCGGACCGGGGAGCACGCTAGGACGCCCCAGGATGCGCCACAATCGACGATGGCCGGACGCGGCTACGGATATGGGCAGGACCCGCGCGCGGCGTGTAGAGCGCCGTTCACGCCTTCACTTCGGGCACGAAAAAACCCCGCCCCTCGCATCGGAGAGACGGGGTCTAGGCCTACTCGGCTCGGACTACGGCAGAACGGTCCAACCTACCGCCGCGCAGCCAAGCAACGCCAGCAACGCCAGAAACTCTACGGCCGCCGCGCACACGTCGCGCACCTGTTCCCATTTCATCGTCCCCTCCTGCTCTGCATGCGCCGCACGTACATGGTCTCCGCCGCAACATCGTACGAATCGTACGCGCTACCATCGACGCCCTCGCGCCACACGATGCGCGAATGCCGATAGCGCACCGTTGCGCCTTCCCCGAGCACAGAGACGATGGCCGCCGCAAGTGAGGCATCCTTAGCCGCAGCCTGATAGACGCCCCCGGCGTCGTATACTTTCCAGTCTGGTGATCCACTCATCATTCAATCTCCGAAATGTGCCAGCCCATAACGGGCGAGAAGTAAGCCGGACGAAGCCCACACCGTCCCGGCTCCGCGATCCATCCGACACCGTCCGACACTAGCGCACAATCGACGCCGAGCCGATCCGCCCACACCGAGACAAGCGTCCACGCATCAGCCGGAGCATCCGCCCAAGCCTCCAAGACGCGATCCGTAGACGCGTCCACGATGACAGCAGGGCCTAGCATTCTTCCACCAGCCAGAACCCGAAACAGGCCCCGTCGTCCGGGTGCGCCCCGAACGCATAGTCGTCCGGGGAGCATTCGTAAAGCCGATCGGACAGCCACTCTAGCGCTTGCGCTCGCCACTCCTCCGGATCGGGATGGCGTCGCGTCCATGTGGTCCCGTCAAGCCACGGCGCGGACGCCCCATAGTCCGGGCCACGCTCAATCTCTGCCAGCTCGTCCCAATCCTTGTCAGACAGGACGCCCCGGCCCGCATCCTTGAGCGCGGCAACGAAGCGAGGCAGCAGGTCCAGTGGGTCCAGTGTGCCAGCCGAAACGCCGACGGACGCCAGCCGCGCCGGGTTGAGGACCGTCGGCCACCGCTCCCGGTCGTCGTAGCGCAAGCCCGCATCCTCCAAGCACGATGCGCAGACCACTTCACCGTCGCCGTACGCAAAACGCGGACGCCAGAAGTAGCTATCGGGCTCGGTGCGGATAGCACCGTAACAATCCGAGCAATCGGTTACTTCGTCACTCCATTCGATATGGAACCCGTGGCGTTCCAGCATCGACGCCACGTCGTCGGGAACCCGGTTCCAGTTGGCCGCTATAACGGGCCGGTTGTCGTCGTCGAAGACATCGGCATAGCCCTGATAGGTCCGAGCATCCGGATCTGCCTCTGCCACGGCCCTGAGCGCCGCTTCCTTCTCGGCAAGCGGATCGGCATCCGCCCCCGTCGATTCGGGGCGGTTCATACGTCCCCCTCCGGATCGCAAGCGGCCAGGATCGCAGCTCGAACATCCCCGCGTCCGTAGTCCCCGGACGGCAGGGCCCCGTAGATCCGTTCGACGGCAACGGGAAGCCGGTCCAGTGTGTAGTCGCGGCCGTACTTGGCCAGAATCGGCCGATAGAGCCGGTCGAAAACCCGGGCAACATCGGCCGGGAGGTAGTCTCTAGTTTCCATCGGTTCACCTAGTCGGGACCGGCACCGTGCCGATCGTCGACCCGGGGACCATATCGTCCGGACCCCTCCCGGGATTCACCGAAAACCCCGAAAACCGCTAGGTCGGGAAACCTTCCCGAGCTACCCTAGGTCGGGCAGAATTGCCGACCCGATCGGACCCGGCCCCTAGTGTCGGAAGCCCGACGGGAATCAAGCCCGGGCCCCAGGTCGGGCGTATTTCCCCGGGCCCCAGGTCGGGAGATTCGCCCGGGCGATTTTCCCGGGTTCCTTACGGCTCCGGACCCCGGACCGGGCGAAACGATCCGGGGGAACCGCCTAACGTACTGGCGCGACGGTCCTAGGCAGTCCCGGCTCGGAACTGCCCAACCGCCACGAACCACGCCGGGTGGTCTTCGTCGATCTTCCCCGACTCCGCTACATGATCGGCCACGCAACACGCTAGTTCGTGGGCGCAGCAGTCCCCCGCCTTGCCGTCTAGGGTCAGGACTTCCAGTCCCGTCCGATCGTAGGCCACGAACACGCGCCTACCAGCCAAAGACGAGCACGGCCACCCCGAGCCCGGGCGATGCGCCCAAGCCCAAGTCTCGGAAGCGGAAAGCCAAAGGCTGAAGCCTTGCCCATCGTCGCGGAGCCTCATACGTCCACCCCCGCCGCGTGTTCGGCCGCTGCTTCGACCGCTTCTTCGTGCTCCGAAATAGCCGTTTCCAGCCGGTCCGACACGTCCGCCGCCATGGCGTAGAACGCGGCCCGGGTTATGTAGGTCCAGAAATCGCACCGCTCCCCGTCGCCGTGTTCGTCGATCGCGGATTCGTTCTCGGAATGCTGAAGAGTCGCCAGCGCCCGGCCGTGATAAATGACCCAGGCGTCCCCGTCTACGGACTCCCAAACATCATCCCGCGCCGCGTCGAAATCGGCCTCTTCCAAGCTCGGCGCGTGCTCTTCCATGATGTCCGAGACGATGCCCCGCACGGCGGCCCAGTAGTCTTCCCAAGTGTAGTCGCTCATCACAATTCCCCCGCCAGCCGCACGGCCTCATCGAACCGATCGCCGAACGCACGGCGAAGGAAAGACGCAACCTCGGTTCGCGTCCGCTCAAACCCGTCCCGGAACTTCCGAAGGTTAGCCGCGTCCATTTCCACCCCGAACTCTTCAGCCGCCGCCAGCCAGTCGGGCTGGTCGCCGAACGCGGCAACGTCCGAAAGCAGCGCCGAAACAACGTCGAACGTGGACGGAACGTAGCGCCGCCGGACCTTTTCCCGCCATTCGTGCGCCGCGACCGTGTTCGCAGTCTTCGCCCCGGGGAACGGCTCCGCCTCATCGGCCATCGGAACGGATGAGCCGCACACGTAGGGAACGCGGATGCCGTGCTGGTTATCGGCGAGCAAGCTAACCCAGGCCCGGAACGTAAGCGGGTCCCCGTCGCCCCAGCTCGAACCCTCACCGCCAGCGATGGCAAGGCACCCAAGCCCGGCCGCGTCGATCATCGCGGCAAGGTCTGCCGCCGCTTTTTCGTAGTCTTTCATTCCATCTAGCTCCTACGCGCCGAGCCCATCCCGGCGACGTGCTCCCCAACCTACACCGCAAAGCACCGAAGGCAACATCGAAGCCGAGAAAATCTCCGGGATTCCCTAGGGGGAGAATCGAGCCCCGAAGATCCTCGCCCAGGTCCAGGCGACGGCCGAGCTACCGACTAGCCACCGGCCCAGCTTGATCCGGTCCGAGCGGATACGGTCCACCGGATACCACCGGGGTGCGACCTAAGCCCAGGTTCCGCCCTTCGGCCGGATCCGCCTCCGGGTTTTGCCCTAATGTACTGGCGCGACGCTTCTGCCGGTTTTTTCCCGGTAAAGGTGCCTAGCCCAGAGAAAAGAAAGACCGTCCTCCCTCGCTCCCCCCCGGGCTAGGCGTTGTGTCAGATCAGCCAGTCACCCTTGGCGACGTTCGGGTTGATCGCCATGTAGCGGGCGGTGAGGTCGTCATACATCGACCTGGACAGCTCTTCGTTGATGGCATCATGCCATGCGTCGTGGACTGGGTTGTCGCTGCCCCGGATGACTCGCAGGTAGAACGGCAGTGTCCCGGGCGTAGTCCAAGTAGTCCAAGACCCTCCGGTGACGTGCGTAGCCGCAAACTCAGGCGTGCCGTAGACGTTCCAACTGGCTGGCAGCACCTCGCCGTCCTTGTCACCGTCTTGGCAAGCCACGATGAACGGCCAGCACATCATGCCATCCTTCTCATAGCCCCAGTGAAACAGCGTCCAGGACAGCGCGTCTTCCAGACCGTAGGCGATCTTCCTGGTCTCGGGATCTAGGACCTGTTGAGCAGCCAGCAGACCCGCCACGACCGTAGCGTGTTCGTAAGGTGCCGCAGCCCGCATCGGTTCCCCGGTGACCGGATGCCGCAGGTTCCAAGACGCATTGCCCTTGATCGTCGCCACCGGCCGAATCTGCTTCGTGATCGGGACAAGCCTGCCCTCCCAGTTGTTCGCCAGAGCCTGCACGGTCAGCTTGCAGAGAAGC